TATTCTTGTTCCAATAATGCTTCTTCAAGAATATTCTTCACACCAAATTCAAGATTTCTGTTCCCAGCTACGGGACCAATCATGACTTTGTTTTCCACTTTCTCAACGCTGATTTGTTTTTCTGCGGTCAAAGGCATGATGTTCATCATGCTCATCATGACAAATCCAATAACTGTAGTTAGCATTTTTATTCTCTGGAATAGGAAAAACCCCGGGATTTCTACGTCATAATGTAAAAATCACGGGGTCTTCAGTTGTACAACTACAGTTATTTATATTAAATATATTGTGAAATTAATACTTCCTTTAATCTGTCAGCCGCAACCGAGGCGGCAAAGGCGTTTGGCTTGATTTGTGGCGTCATTTGACACACACCCTTGATGTATCCTATCGCCTGTTGAACAACGGCATTGCTTCCATGTTCTTCGTCAGGATTGATGTCAAGATGAATTTCTACATGACGGTCTAGCAAAGCATCCGCCAATTTCAGATATAATTCCGACACTTTATACACTTCATTCATCAGACGATACACAGGACGATCCTGCCGTTGGTCATAATCTTGTTCGGTTTGTACTTCACCAAATATCTTACATCCATGACAGCCATCCAAGTGAACCACAACGGCAAGTGTGTAATCTGCCATCCATTTGCCATTCTTCATGTATCGTTCAGAATCGGCTCCCAAATACACATTGGTTTCTGGACTTTGTTGTTGAATATACTCAATGACTTTTTCAATATCCAAGGTCTTTCTCATAACATCTCCAAGGGCGAGGCGGGATTCGAACCCGCGGTTTTAGAGTTTTGCAGACTCTTGCATTGGGCCACTCTGCCACCCGCCCAACTTATCGGTACTGCTCTGTTTGTATTGCCTTTTCAATATCCCCACCTTGTAGCTCACTGGGTTCAGTAGGTCTACTAATAGTGAAAACAAATATCAAAAATAAAATAATTGATATTAGTGCAATAATATTTGGTAAGTTATCTTTCTTTTCCATAACATCCTCCAGTCGGGGAGACAGGACTTGAACCTGCGACACCACGCTCCCAAAGCGTGTACTCTACCAACTGAGCTACTCCCCGTTTCATGCTAGTAGTATAATATAATTTATTCAATTTGTCAAGATGGGTTCCAATATTACACCTTGACATCGTTCACATGGTGGTGCACAACATTCTTGAACATGACCACACATTTTACATTTCATTTTCATATCATTCTCCTAGGTGTACGCGCCTGAAAGGATTCGAACCTATAACCTTCTGATCCGTAGTCAGATGCTCTATCCAGTTGAGCTACAAGCGCCGAGCTGCCAACCAGGATTGAACTGGTGACCTCATCCTTACCAAGGATGCGCTCTACCGACTGAGCTATGGCAGCAGGGTGACTGACGGGGCTCGAACCCGCGACCCGCGGAACCACAATCCGCTGCTCTGCCAGCTGAGCTACAGTCACCATGGAGTCCTTGGTGAGACTTGAACTCACAACCTAATCCTTAGGACGGATTTGCTCTATCCAGTTGAGCTACAAGGACACGGACAGAGAGGGATTCGAACCCTCGGTACAGCTTTTGACCGTACGGCGGTTTAGCAAACCGCTGCCTTAAGCCTCTCGGCCATCTGTCCAACGCTCCTGGAGGGACTCGAACCCCCAACCCACTGAGTAGAAATCAGTTGCGCTATCCAATTACGCCACAAGAGCAAGTACACCAGGCTAGAGTTGAACTAGCGACCTTTCGTGTATCAGACGAATGCTCTAACCAACTGAGCTACTGGTGTATATGGGAGTGGAAGGATTCGAACCTACTAGGTCTATTGACGGCAGATTTACAGTCTGCTGCAGTCCTCCAACTCTGCGGCACTCCCTTACTTCTCCTCAAAAAGTTCAATCATGATGTTACCGCGAGCACCTATCCCAGGCCAAAAGGCGATATCAAACATATTGAAATTCACTTTGCCTAACGTGTTTTCAACTGCTTCTGCTGCCTGTTCTCTGCTAGTATATTCACCTGGAACAGGTATACCATTGTATCGAATTGTCCATGTAGCCATATCATCTCCTTGTTGATAGCGGGGGAGGGATTCGAACCCTCGACCTCACGATTATGAGTCGTGCGCTCTCGCCGACTGAGCTACCCTGCCTTGAATGTTTATTAAGATAGTATGTTTTTCATCTTCCGTCAAGTGCTTCCAATGTTTAATTTCTTCTATATCACGGAAACACCCAATACAAATGTTGTCTTGGAGTTTACAAACTTTGATGCAGGGTGATTTAACTTTCATGAACGGGATGGACGGGACTCGAACCCGCAACCACCGCAGTGACAGTGCGGTGCGCTAACCAATTGCGCCACCACCCCTAGAATTCTATTTGATTAGCTGTTGCTTGAACATTGGTACCATTTTGTATTACACGAATACTTTTAATCAATGCCAAATCGGTTAATGTAACTTGTTCCACAACAATGCCCCATTCCTTCACTTCATTGGCAATCCCAACAGTCAATTCATCACCAATATTTTTCAATTCTTCCCAACGTTTTGTTTCAATGGTGTGGCGAATGATGCTTTGTGCTGTATCCACTAGAGCATCAGCAGGATGAACACGGAACATATAGGGTTGAACATCTACTACATGATAACGGATTACACCTTTTGCCACAATACTTTTATCATCGGATGTAGTGATGGATTGTGGATTCATATCTAAACTTTGTGTAATTATCAAGGTTTGATATACCGAATCTACAAAAGGAATTTTCCAATGAAATCCAGGTGTGCATGTTTTCAATAAATGACCAAAACGAAAGTGCACACCGCCTGACCATTCTTCTACAATATAGAATGGTAGGACATCTTTTCCAAAATCAATTAATACTTGAATGAGTTTATCTAACATATTCACCTTTATGATACGCATGCCGGGAGGGAATCGAACCCCCAACCGCCGGTTTTGGAGACCGGTGCTCTACCAATTGAGCTACCGACACACAGCTCCTCGGGAGGGACTTGAACCCCCGACCTAGTGATTAACAGTCACCCGCTCTAACCAACTGAGCTACCGAGGAATATTAAAACTTATCTTCTTCTAGAAATCGTGCAATATACCATGTAGTCACACCAATGGATATGGCAATAAACAAAAATGTTGTGACGGCTGCAATCATACATTCTCCTTGTAGTGCCAAGAGACAGAATCGAACTGCCGACACGTGGTTCTTCAGACCACTGCTCTACCAACTGAGCTATCTTGGCAAACAGAGCGAGCGATGGGGTTCGAACCCACGACATCAACCTTGGCAAGGTTGCGCTCTACCAGCTGAGCTACGCTCGCAAAACAAAATGCCCCAACTAGGACTCGAACCTAGAACCTGGTGATTAAGAGTCACATGCTCTACCATTGAGCTATTGAGGCGTTTCTATCTATATGTTCTTGTAGACTTTCTTTTTCCGGTATTTTTAAAAGTTTTCTTCAAAGAGTGGCAATTTGGACAGAGAACTCTTAAATTTTCTCGAAGATTGTTATAAGCGTCACCATCAATGTGGTCAATATCTAATGGTACTGTATTAGTATATTTGTTTATTTCACCCCAATTACACTCTAAACATTGATAGTTTGCTTCTTCTAGTAAGTATCTACGCATCCAAACCGGAACAGATATTCCGCCTTTTCTTACAAAATTTTTTCCTGCTAACCAAGAAGATACTGAACTTTTATATTGAAAAGATTGTTGACACTTTCCATCACAAAAAGTATTTCTATTAGGTATTTCCTTATTACAATTTTTACAATTCTTCATACGACCTCCATTACACATATTTATAAGGTCGTAACCTTAGAGCTAGCAATCGGAATCGAACCGATGACATCCTCATTACAAGTGAGGTGCTCTACCAACTGAGCTATGCTAGCAAACAAAACTATTTAGAGCGGGCGATGGGACTCGAACCCACAACAACTTGCTTGGAAGGCAAGGACTCTAGCCATTGAGCTACACCCGCAAGTCCGCCAGGTAGGACTTGAACCTACACATCTTCGGTATATAAGACCGCTGCCTTCACCATTTGGCCACTGGCGGATAGTGCCTCCACTAGGACTTGAACCTAGAACTTACCGCTTAAAAGGCGGCTACTCTAACCAATTGAGTTATGGAGGCGTAGATGCTCCGGGCCGGACTCGAACCGGCACGCTTTTGGGGCGAGGGATTTTAAGTCCCTTGTGTCTACCGATTTCACCACCGGAGCCTATGCATTCGGAGGGAGTCGAACCCACACGCCGTTCAGGCGCCAGATCCTAAGTCTGGTGCGTCTGCCAATTCCGCCACGAATGCCTAGTTATTCTTCAATTTCAATTATATCTACAGGACCATAGAAAGTCAACTCTGAATCATAACATTCCCAGCCTGCATCATCAATGAATGTCACCTCTTCCAACAATTGTTGTTCCTTCTTGGACAATTCCTCAACACCATATCTGTCAGACCAACACCCATCTTCCAAACTCCAATCTTGAAGATTATAATCATGTGCATTCAATGGCTCACCTTCCACCCAGCCATTCTCACGTGGGTCTTCTTCAACAAGAGCCCATCCCCACCGATACCAAGTTTCTTCTTCCAGATAAATCTTTTTCCCATTTTTATGAGTTTTCATAAACATGGATTTATCAGCAACAGATTTTTTATCAATACTCACAATTTTAAATGGCATGATAACCTCAGGTTTTGGAAACGGACAGGGAGGGATTCGAACCCCCGGATGCTTTCACATCTTCGGTTTTCAAGACCGATGCAATAAACCACTCTACCACCTGTCCAATGCTCCCGGTGAGACTCGAACTCACAAGCCCGTAAGGGCAAAGGTTTTTGAGACCTTCGTGTATACCATTCCACCACAAGAGCAAACTATGGGTAGTGAGGGACTCGAACCCCCGACCCTCTCGGTGTAAACGAGATGCTCTAACCAACTGAGCTAACCACCCATGGACCTGAACGGGATCGAACCGATGACCTCCTGAATGCAAATCAGGCGCTCTCCCAGCTGAGCTACAGGCCCGTAGAGGCATCATGTGTGTGCGACCCCCATGGAGCCGCTTTCCTAGATGAGTAGGCGTGTGATTTGCTCATCATTGTCACTCCCTTTTTTAATCACACACGATGCTAAAGACACGGCCGAAACCGTGTTTCGGAGATTAACTCCTCATCAGTTTAGCTTACTTGGCGTCAGGAACTTCTGCCTTTACTTCCACAGCCTTCACTGAGTCAGTTGCTGCCTTCTCGGCGGCAAAAGTAGTGTCAGCTTGAATGGCGGCAGACTCACCTTGCTGAGCTTCCTCAGCATTCTTGGCACAAGCAGCAAACATCAATACAGCAACAACAGCAACAAACATGGTCTTCATAAAGACTCCTAGGTTAAATGTGATACTACAATCGCACTGCATTGCCCCACTACGACTCGAACGTAGATTCGCAGATCCAAAGTCTGCTGTCCTGCCATTGGACGATAGGGCAATAGTACCGCGTATGGGAATCGAACCCATCTTACCAGAGTGAAAGTCTAGCGTCCTAACCGATAGACGAACGCGGCATGAATATTTCTGTTGTCAATCAGCAGTATATATTAAATATAACACCCTGGGACTCATTTGTCAAGCCCCAGGGTAAGTCCTTCTAAATCAACAACTTACGACTTTTTGGGCTTTTTCTTTTTTGTTGTTTCTGATACTTCAGGTAATGTAATCTTGGCACCGAGTTCTGTCAAGACTTGTCTCATGTTTGGGTAAATTTGAAGAAGTGTTTGGTCTTTGATATGCACCATGACATTGGCTTCTTTCCAGTGCATGCCTTCCAACATTTGTACCCAAAGTTTTTCTCGTTGATGACTTGCCACTTTTTGCATGCTACCATTTGCTTGAAAATTCTTTATTCTACGAAATTCAGCACGTGCATCCGTGTTGGCAAAGCCATCAGGCATGCTAGTGTCTGGCTTATACGTTTCAGGCATTCCAGTAGGCATACCCACCACTTTTTCAGCATCTAGTACTGCCATGCGCATCAATGGCGCAAATGTTGAATCAATCTTGGCAACTTGTTTGGTGCGTTCCACTTGTTCTTGTAGTGTGGCGCCTTTGGCAATCCAATCCAATTTTTCATTCAACAACATTTTCACACTTAATTGTTCCATATTAAAACTCCGTGATGTGCTCCATAAGATTCTTCATCTTGTGTGCAATGAAATAGTTCAATAGTTGAGACTTGTCACGCACATTTTTCTGTGATGAGTAACTATTTATAACACATTCTTGAATTGTTTCTGGAATATATCGGAGGTCCACCAATTGAGCATTACGTTTAATGTTCACCTCATGAGGTGTACCATTCCAATCTTCCACCTTTTGCTTCTTCCAAGTTTCCAAATCCTTCTTTCGAATAGGCTTCTGCCTACCACCTGACACAAACACATCATCGGCAGACAAGAAGTTGGGGACACCATCTCCCTTGTCACCCATCAGAATATGCTCCATGACAATTTCATCAGGCGTGGCCTCAGCCTTCACCCACTTCTTATGAATCGGGCTATACTGCTTCACATTCTTGTAACGCTGAAGCTGTGTGAAGTCATGGTCACCTGAAAGAATCAACACAGGTTGAGGCACCATGTCCAAGCCTTCTTGAATTAAATCATTTTCCTGTGAATAGAACACCAACGAGGCGATAATATCATCTGCTTCGGCTGTATCAGCTTCAATGACAGGATATGGGAAATGCTCGGATAGCTCCTGCTTGATTTGATTCAATGCCTCGAAAATGGCATGCCAATCAAAGCCACTATCATCTCGCGCCTTCTTTCTGTTCGCCTTGTAATATGGGAATATTTGCTTACGCCAATACTTTTTATTGTCACAGGCAATCACAAGTTGACCAAACTCCTTACCAAACTTGTTCTTATATGAACGCAATGCATTCACAATCATGTGACGAATCAAAGGCGTGCTGATTTCTGCGTCAGTACGTCCACGAAGCTCTGCCATCAAGGTGCTGATTGCTGTTTGACTATAATCAACTATTATCATCTTCGGTTCCTTCTGGAAAATTCTCGGGCCATTCCCACTTAAAATTCTTTAAGTTGGCGTTCAACTCACCTGCATGAATCAACTCCTCAAATGTATCAAACAACACTTCAAACTTCACCTGATATAATTGCCTCATGCCTATCAGCATATTTAGCACTGCATCCTTGTCTGTGGCTTCCATTTCAAGGTCACCAACAAAGTGTGCCACAGAATCAATATCATCTGTGACTCGCCAGCAGTTCATGATTTCCTGCTCCATGTCAAATCTATTCTTCGGTGTCATTAATCAATCCTCACAATAAGTAGGTCAGTAGAAGTACGTCCCTTCAAAGCCTTACACTTCGCCTTGATGCCATCAAACCAATTCACGGTCTGATTCTTTCGCAGTTTCATCACCTCAGCTAGCTGTTCCTCAGGCTTACGAAGAATCTTTTCACACGTGGTGCCGAATCCATAAATCTTGGGACCCTTCACATACAAGCTATCCTTCACCTCAGCCTCATAATATCCCAGACGGCGCTTCTTGGTGTCGTACACCCAGACCATGTTGGCACCAATGATGTCCACAGGATTGCAGGACTTGACGCCTTCATGCTCCGCCTTGAAGCGAATCTTGCTTGCCATCTTCTTCTTGTCCACAGGCTTCTTCTTGCGAATCCTAGAGGACTTCACCTTGGTCTGCTCCTGAGAGATGCGACTCATCACCTCGGAGAAAACATCAATAATCTTCTTGAAGTTTCTCTTGCCCACATAGGCATATCCTTCCACAAGCTGGTCATCCTCACCAGCATAAGCAGAATGCCACTCAGCCAGATTCCTACGAAGATATTGCTGAATCAACTTCAGCTGGGGACCCTTGAAATTCTGTGTCAGAATCTTGCCAGCAAGTTCATCCGAAGAAGGAAGAACACCATCAAAGGCATCATCCACGTGACCATCAAGGTCTGCCAAGATGGAAGATACTTGTGCGCGAATTCTATCCTGAATGCTAGGACGATTCACCGCAGGCGTGGAAATAGGGGACACCTTTTTTGCCATCATGCCAGTGAATTCCAGGACATAGTCCCGAATGTGCTGACTATCCTTTGCCGACAAAGGAAATCCTTGAAGTTGCATTCTTGCCAAAGCACAAATGGTGGGGCGAATCTCGCCGTGATTCCGCCATGAAGCAATATCCTTCTTGGCAGTATTCGGACGATATTCACGGATCCATTGCTCCATGTACTTCATGTAATCCTTCTCGTTGGCACAATAATTATGCCAATTCAATCCACGAAGCATTTCAGAATTGTAATTCTTCACAGCACCTTCCCAAGTTGGCTCTTCGGAAATGATGGAAGTTTCCGACGCCGGAGGAAGAACCAGATGAAGATTAGCCATTATAAACCTCTTTGTCAAGGAGAGAAATCTTGCTAATGCTATCCCAGCGGAATGACCGCCACGCCTGCTTCTCCATGTCCCAGACCGGACAACTATCAGGACTAATCTTACGGAAAGATTTCGACTCGTTTACTTCCTGTGCCGGAAGAAAATCGGGAGAGAGCGTGCACTTCATGTCTCGGATTGTACCGTCCGCCTTGGTGAACGTGACGGTCACAACTGCATTGCGTAGAAGATTGCGAATACCTTCCTTTGTAATGCCATCCATCATACAGCCTCCATGTGTTAGAGTATGTATGAAATATAACGATTTTATCTGTTTTTGTCAAGTCCCGCTAAGTGCTTATATTTCAATCACTTATCCTTAGGGGATTTCACAATACGGAACCAACTTCCAGGATTCCAATCCATTTCCATGCTTGTGGTGTTTTCCACTTTCGTGGCAGGTTCCGACTTGTTGATGGCATCAGCAAAATTCTTGGTGGGTGGTAGCACCGTTTTTGCTACTTCCTTCTTCATGGATATATTGGCGGCAATCACCATGAGAATGGCTAACGGGTCAAACACAAAGATTAACAACAACACAAGTAACCGAACTGCCTTGTCAATGGTGTTGGTATCATCAGCACCATATACTAATTGTGCCACATACTTGATGGGCCCAACTTCTGTTTCCAACTTTCTTTGTCCTAGATTCAATTCTGCTTTTTGTTTCTTTAGTTCAGCAATCTTTTGATTGCTTGTGGCAATTGTGGAATTTAAATCTGTACGTTCACGGCGTTGACTATTACGAACTTGAATGGCACGTTCCACCCGACTACTATCATTTAAGTTACTAACTGCTTTGTCTAATTGTTGTAACGTGGTGCGTGACACGTTCACGTTGTCTTGTTCGATGGATATTTGTGCATCTAGCAAGGAGATTTGTTCTGAGTTGGCATCTAATCCTTCCGTGCCTTCGGCATAGGCGCGGGTGAGATATCCGAATACACCTATGCTGGTGATGAAACTTAACACCATGATGGCGGAAATGAAATACACACGCATCAAGATGTTTGTTTTGTTCCAGAAACGATATATCCAAGAAGCTGACACCAACTTACCCAATTCCAATGCACTACCCATCAACCCTACAGCCACAGGTGCTCCAGGGAAAATAGCAATCAAGCCTGCAATGGAAAACCAAGCAGCCACAGAGCTAATGAATAGTGCAGAGAAAAGAGTAAGTAGTATCATTTTAAATGTTTTCTGTGAACTTTACACATGATCCAATCATTGTAGAATTTATCTGGATGTTCTAACACACCATATTGGAATTGAAGTTTTGCCTCAAGATAATTGCACCTTCCTTTGTTGGCACACAAATGAAGTATCTCACGCTGGAAATGTTCTCCTCCAAGGGTAGCAATATCGTGTAGAAGCTCTTTGTTACTTCCGTAATATTCTCGCCAGTCGGACTCCACTCGAACTCGCTTTCGCTTTCCTTTAACGGATTTTCTTCGAGCAAATGTGAATAATTTCTTTCCAATGTACTGGCGTCCTGTTTGAAGGTTGGTGATTCGATACACGAATCCAATGATGTTGTCAGGAACTTCAGTAAACTCTTTATCTTCATATAACCACATAATCTAATCCTCATAATGACTAGATTATTTATGAAACTCTTTAACCTCAATGTGATTATCATAATCAATCAATATTGCCGTCATGTTCTCCACCCAGTCACCTGAATTCACATAATGAATGCCGGCAATCTGTCTATCTTCAGGTTTATGAATATGCCCGCAAATAACACCTGAACAATTGTTTTGTCGTGCAAGATTGGCGGCGCCTACTTCAAAATCGGTGATGTAATTCACCGCTGCCTTAACACCATTCTTAATGTCTTTTGAGATGGAGTAGTAAGGCAATCCGCGCCATGCTCTCCATTTATTATACCAGGTGTTTAATCGAAGAGCCAGCTCATATCCACTTGCCCCAATTTGTGCAATCCATTTCCATTTAGCTACGAATACATCAAGGATATCTCCATGGAAGATGAAGTACTTCTTTCCTTCACCTAAGTCGAGAATATAATTTTCCTCAACCTGTAACTTCCCCAAATGCATATGCATGAATTCATGCAAGAACTCATCGTGATTGCCACGTATCCAAATGACCGGGATTTTTCTGGAAATGTCTAGTATCTTCGAGATGACTTTTGTATGTTTGGCACGCCAACGAACACCACGGGACAAAGCCCATCCATCCACAAAGTCACCATTGATAATTAAAATGTCTGTGTGATGATTTTCCAGAAACTTTAAAAACTCAACGGCTTTGCAATCTTCAGTTCCTAAATGAACATCAGATACAATGATGGCTTTATAATGTTTCATATTAGTCCCAATAGTTCACTTTGGCTTTCTCAAAGTGTTTCAAATTGTTTCTGTTAAAGAAGTTCACAGTCATATACCATAACATCCCCAAGTATCCTAACTTCTTGAAACGGCGTTCATCTTGACCGAAGTGATGGGGTATGATGGCAAACTTTTTTGGGTCATATTGTTTACTGAGAATATAATCTTCTGAGGTTTCATACTTGTTTGGGAACCCACCCAACATCTCAAACTGATATCTACTGGTCAAGAAGAATGCACCGATTGCGAATGGTGTTTTCTTGGTCATGATTTGATTGATGATATTGAATACACCAAAGAAGAAGGATGCTCTCCAATCCTTTCCATAGTTCTTGATGTTGGCAGTTACTAAATCCAGCCGATGAAACTTCATCATATGTACTGCATCAAAAACTGTCATTTGATTGAAGAAACGAACATCCGCATCCAAAAATAGAATATATGGAGTGGTGACTAATTTTGCCCCATTATTACGTCCTACCGATACTGGTCCCCCTTTGATGACCTCGATATTGAGTTCATCCTTATAGGTGTTTATAAGAGGGACAGTAGCATCGGTACTATCGGCATCTGCGATAATGATGCGGACATCTCTAACACCGTATTGTTGAGACAAATCTTCCAATAAAGGGACAATATATTTTTCTTCATTCTTGCATGGGATAACAATGGTGAGCAAATCTTTCATTTATTCTCCTGAGAAGAAGTATAACAAAGGAACCTTTTCACGCAGAACATCAATCTTCATACCAATATATTTTCCTACTAAACTTCCCATCAAATAGGCAGGAAAAATTTCTAGATTACCTTTGGCAAGTTCATCAACGGCAATGAATGTTGCTGCCAAAGAGGCGGCTGCCATCCAGATACTATTAAATAACAATTTCGATGTGTTCTTTTCATAGGTGTAACGTATTTCCAATACTTTAAGAATATTGAAAAATACTTGACCACTGAACACCAATAACCAAGTCATGAAATTTATTCTTCCTCTTCATCCTCGTCAAATTCATATTCTTCACCATCTTCCAATGTATCACCACAGAAGGGACAATATTCTAACCGATAATGGTCATCATCCATGTCATGACGAATGGTGAAGTCTGCTTCACAAGACATACAAAATATATTTTTATGCATCGTATTCCACCTGGAGTTTATCAATGTCCTTGCGTTCTGCCATCACATAATAATAATAGGGCATGCGATGATTTCCTAGTACTTGTATTGTTAATCCGTTCACGTTGTTCACCACTAACGTTTGATCCATGTTTGTGGGGGTTAAATGTACCGTGATGGTTTTTTCATCAACCAATCCTGCCCAGTAATCTGGTAGAGGAATGATGCCTTCAGATGTTTTTCCTCTGGTATATACAGCAGCTTCAGGTCCTTCCAATGACCCGTGCTTCAATCTCATGTTTTCTTTAGTGGGGTGTGGGATATCAAACGCCTTTAATGCAGCAGTTAATGTATAAGGCGTGACGGCTAAATTTCCTGTTACCGTTAACCCACCAGCCACGGTGACTGTTCCAGTTAAAGGAACTGTAGGTACAATGATGTTGGTAACTAAATTGTCAGCCGTGACACTTCCTGATGTTGTGATGGAAGGTGCTGTAATTTGATTGGTTGCCACAACATTGGCGGCAATGGAATTGCCCTTGGAAAAGGTTCCCCCAGGACCAGACACACTTCCTTCTTCAGGAAGAATACCTACAGTATCCAATGCTGTTGTTATTGCTTCAGGAACCACATCTAACCCGGTACCTGTTGATGCCAGCGCCAACATGGGTAATGGCACAGATACCGTTTGTCCTGTGGGTAGTGTGAATGTTCTACTTCCAATAATAGGAATAGATACCGTTTGAGTTAACACAACAGGAATTTCAATGTTCTCGTCTGGTATTTCCAATTCTTTCAATTGCTCTAACTGATATGTCTTTTCAGCAATTTTTTCTTTTGCTTCCGCAATGGATTTTGCTGCTTGTGCCACAGTGTTGGCAAGTTTTGCTGCTTCATACTTGATTTTAGCTTCGGCAAGTTCACCTGTTCGTTCTGCAATAACAGAAGCAGATGAAGGAGGAGGTAATACAGCAAGATTTAATGCATTTTTTGCTGCATTGAAATCTTGTTCAGCGCTAGCTAATTCACGTTCAGTTTTTACAGCTCTTGCTGTTGCCTCGGCTACTTCTTGCTTGATTGCAGCCAAATCTTCTCTGGCAGACATATTAACTCCTTGTAATTCTATTTAATTTACTTTCAATTTTCGCTTTTTCAGTGATACCGAAAGCAAATTCTCGCTTCTTTCCTTGCTTATATATCAACAACATGGGAACAGCTTTTGCTCCTGTAAATTCTTTCACTTCAGGCACTTCATCAATGTCCACCTTGTAGAAGGGGACTGACGATGTTTCAGCCAGTTCCCCTACTACAGGCAACATTTGTTGACAAGGAACACACCAGGTGGCATACAAGTCCAATACCACAACATCATGTTCTGCTATGGCTTTTTCCACATCAGCAAGGGTGTGTAAATTTTCCATTATGACACCTCACAACCATTAGCAGAGCAAGCCGCTTCACCTTGAAGATTGGTTTCATCATTCATTTCCTTGACATCATCAAGGTTGATGTTGTGTAACACCTGGACAGCTTCTTCATAGGTGGCTTCATCAACATCTTCAAATGGTGCTTGAATGTAAGTGTGGTCAGAGAAAGGAAGTACAGACAATGCCGTGAAGTTTTCACGATTGTCCCACATCCATTGTCCCACTTCATCCCATTCACCTGGCTTAATGGTGACAGTTGTGGACACATTGTTCTTGTTAGCACCCTTGCGATGTCCTGGCTTCACCCATTCCTTCCAGACCTTGGATACACGCTTCAACAAATCAAGAGCTGATTCTTGACGAGTGATGGCACCTTCAGGAGCCTTTTGTGGCACTTCAATGACAGCTTGAATGTTTGGCTTGAAGAATTCATCCGTCACAAGTTCTGGATGATTCATGTTCAGATAATTGTAAATGCTTTCATTCTTGCCAACACGAATTCTACGGATGTAATGTTTGTTGTGCCAAGCATGAATACCTGATGATGTGCCTAGTACGAGTGATGATGTACCTTCAGGCTTCACTGTTGTGCAGCGAGCTGCTGGGTTCGTACCAATTAAAGCTGCGACACGTTGATTCTCTTCCTTCACTAGATTGGCGGCTTCCTTCAGATCCAATTTCAACACGCCACCCGAAGCAATTCCGGTCATTGAGACCCCAATCAAGGCTTCCTTCTCTGTTGTTCTCTTCCATATATCCCTCAAATAGTGAAAATCAGTATAACTAGCTTGCAACGTGCCAATGAATGCTGCCGCCTTGGCACGTGCGTTCAAATCATCTTGTGATTCAACATCACCAGCATGAATGGTGGTGAGGTTACAGAATTGGAAAGGACGAAGTGAAATTTCAGCACAAGGATTCATGCCCCAATCCTTGTCGTTGGTGAAGAAGAATCCAGGTTCACCTGAACCAGAAGCTTCAATCTTCTTCCACAAATCCATGAACACTTCTTCTTCCACCTTGGAACGAACAATCACAGCCGAGTTGTTGGCGCGACCACGTTGAGGAGCAGTTTCCCACCAGTTACCGAACTTACAGGTCAACATATCATCATCGTCAATATCAAACAATGAAATCATGGCTGACCGACGAATACCACCTGCCAATACAGCATCGGCAATGTAGCAAAGAATGTCATGCACTTCTAGTGAGGTGAGATGTTCACCGTTCTGTTTTCTATCAAGAATCTTTTGAACGTTATGTAAACAATCCTTTAATGGTTCAGGACCAGGTGCCTTTCCACCGCTAGTGATAAGTTGTGCACCCTTTGGACGAATATCGGAGAAATCATACACAGGAAGTGCCTTACCCTTCATGTAGGCAGCAATCATCACCTTGACAGCATCAGCCCAGCCTTCGATGCTATCTCCTACAAGATAGCGGCGAGACTTCACAGGCTTGTTGATTTCTGGGAGCTTTTCCACGTGATGTTGTTGAACAGAATACCCCACACCTGTTCCGGACAACAACAAGAACATCACTTCACTGAACGCATCCACATGGTCAATGGGAAGGAAGCAACAATTGTATAAACGAGCATTGTTAATGGCAATAGGCTTACCGGCAAATTGCAATGAACGCATGCTAGGAAGAATCTTCTTGTCGTACACAAACTTATATGCATCTTCAATGTCCTGGGTTAAGGCAGGATATTTTTCCATGTGCATCTTCTTATTTCTATCAACAAGTTCCTTCCAATTTTCACGACGACCAAGTTCTGGGATGAACTTGGCATATTTCATGAACACGGTGATATCACTTAAAATCTTAGCGGGGAGTTCCATCTTACTCATTGTTGGGTTCCTGGAGCTGTAGGGCTCGGTGAATGTTGGGTGGAAAATATGTATCAGGCTTTAAGATTTTACCGTCCTCACGACGAACAACCTTGCCTTCTACTGTTTTGCTCATGTTCGATGAGGTGATTTCCTGCCACACAGGACCCATAGGAATTCCTAGAGTATTGCATAGACCGAGTATCACCCAAATTAAATCGCCACAAGCATCTGCTGTTTCTACAATGTCCTGGTTTTCAAATCCTTCTTCTAATTCTTGCATCTCCTCTCGAATAAGATTTAAATACAGGACGGCTTGCTTGTAATTCTCGTTGGTGAAACTGGGTCTAGTTTCAACTGCTTGACCACAGGCTTCCATAAAAATACGTACATCACTTTGCATTGTCGTTCTCATTATGTGAAAAGTTATTTATCAATGGGAAAATTTCAGAAATGACTTTGGCACACTCTAGAGCGATGATTCGGTGTTCCTTCTGTGTGGCCTTGTCAGAACGTATATCTATATAGTGAATCCAACTTCTTAAGGTTCCATTAACATACATTCTAGATGTTGTTAACCCCTCAGGAAGAACAGCTCGAGCCACTTCTTTGGCAATACCTTTTGTAAGGGCCCATTTATATGCCATTGTGGCTTCGGCAATCACTTTTTCCTGCATAGATGTCCACATATCCTGAAGAACATCATCTTCAGTTTCAATACTATTTTGCCGATTTTTTGTGTCTTGGAGACGAGCTTCTCTTGTTTCAAACTCCAATTCCTTCACAGGATCAGCATAACGTTGACTGAATTCCTGAAACGTGAAACTTCTATGACGTAGAATTTGCCGAGCAATATCACGGGTGGTTTCAATTTCCAAACACACGTTTATCATTTCAAAGGGACTCCAATGCTTCCATTTGATGAGATAATTAATCAACTTATCAGAAGTTTCCGTGTTGGATTGATTGCTGGGATTACTGACCCGAGCACAATAGGCCACAAGGTCGGTGGGAGTGGCGATGAAATCAAAATCATCACACGCCACGGAGTGAGATACTAAACGTACTTTCATTAACAATTTCTCCATTCTGTAAATTTCAATTGCGCCATGAGTCCTTGGTATGTGTTGTCACGAATGATTTGCTGAACATTTTTTCCATTTTCAACAAATTCATTGATGTCTTTTTCACGATAGCCACAAGGCCAAATAACAACTTTGTAATTAAGTTTAATGTACTTTTCAACAAGGCGACACACCTCGATGTTTCTGGGCTGATTGTCAAACACTATTGTTATATAGTCTTTCGGCAAATCAAGAGTTTCAATCTTTCCAAATCCTGTTCCAGCACATGCCAAACTGTTTTTCAGAAACAAACTATCAATAGGACCTTCAACAATCGTGATAGGTTGCGTCTTATCAATGGTGTTGACACCAAACATCAATGGTGCATCATCTTGCAATTTCACCATGATGTAACGTAAAGATTCGCCTCGAAGCCCCCGCATTGTTACACCAGTGAGCTCACCTTTCTCATTGTGAAATGGAAGTAACAAGCGGGGTTCTTCGGTGCGAATGGAATCATATTGAGGAGCAATCTTTTGTATGTCCTTCACTGAAGGAATGTAATACAGCTCCGAAAATTTGTCAACAGGAA